ATTGTAAAGACATATAATAAATAACATATAATATTTATTGTTTTGCATTCCACTTGTCAATCGTTGATTGACTTAACTCGCAATATTGATGATTTTCATATTCTGCCGGACTTAAATAAAAGACATTGCCATTATTTGACTCCCCATATGCTGCCATCTTTACTTTAAAGTATCTATCTTCATCACGACTTCCAACCAGTCCTTGCAATTCGTCGCCTGTAATTCCGTGAATAATTCGCGCACCACTTTGTGGAAGAGTCTTATAGTATGAAATTGACACCGACTTTAAATATTTACCTTTCCATTTTTTATTTAACGGTAGGTTAATAGTGCAAAAATTTTCATTGTTCGCCTTTTTCATTTCAGTTAAAGTGAATTTGTTTTTAGTTATTTCAGTGGTAGGAGCACAAACATCTTCAGGAGAAAAAATATCGGAGTAATAGGACATTGTTATTTTTATTAATGGACTTTTTTTTATATTATTTGACTAATAATATAATAATTAATCAAGATGACTAACAAATTTTTCTAATTCATTAATACGATTCATCAACTCCTTATTCCGTTTTAATGTTTCCATTACAAGTCGTGTTTTTTCCGCCAATTTTTGTTCATAATGATTCACACAATTCTGTATTTGAACCTGCAACTGTTCTCGCATATGCATTTCCATCTTAAATATCGCCGAATTTTGATGGTCTTGCATCATTTTCTCACGCTCTTCTTTTAATTGAACTATTTGTGCATTTACATCTTGTTTATGGGTCGGAGAACCTGGTTCATAAACTTGCAATAATGCATCCACGTCGTGCATATAAAATTGCTCCAAATCAGGTTCTTGAATAAAATGTGAAACAATTTTGGGTGAAACCTTGACAAACTGGTTTGGTTCTTCTAACAAGGTTCGCTTGTCGAATGAATTGTGTGCGTGAGATATTACTAAAATGGATTTGCACGGGTCTAATTGAACGAACGGAATCGTATATTCTTTTAAAAATACACGTTCTTCCGCTAAACAGGAGGTTTCGTCATACTTTGTTTGCGTCAATAATTCGCGTCGAAATGCAAATGTGGCCGCAGTCGAATGGTTCGGTCCATACGGTCCAAACTGATACATTTGAGAAATGTGTTTAAAATACACGTGCATCTCACTTGTCCCCGCACACAATGCACGAGGATTCGCCTGTAATGTTTCTACTGCGTGTTTTACACGCTCAGGTGGATAATAATCGTCGTCATCCATATAAACAATAATAGACCCCGATGCTTTTGAATTCATAATATTGCGTTTTTTCCCCAATGTCATCTTTTTATCATACCTATAATACTTCACACACGGAATGTGTTTCACTAAATCCTCAATGGGGTCAAACCCATCATCAACAATAATCCATTCCATCTTGTCCTTTGGGTATGTTTGGTGTTCGAAACATTTTATCATAAATGGAATAAATGGTCTCCTGTTAAAAGTCGGGGTGCAAATACTAACAAATGGGTATTTTGTTTTTTTAGACATTAATAAGTAGTTGTGTTATGCGTTTAAATAATATTTGTTAGTTTGTTAGATATATATTCATGATTTGTTTTGGTTGTAGTGCAAAAATACCATATTCTGAAATATACAATAAACGTAGAATGGCCGCTATATCACAATGTTCAAGATTTCTATGGATGTTCAGTTGTAATAAATGTAACAAAACTTTTAATTATTTACCTTTTCAAAAACATAAAGAATTATTTAAGAAAACATTAATTGCTATTAATGTGGGCGCTGAAGAGGCAACGAGGTTGCAGGCGCTACGCGACGCTAAAGAGGCAGTGAGGTTGCAGGCGCTACGTGACGCTAAAGAGGCATCGAGGTTGCAGGCAGTGAGGTTGCAGGCTCTACGAGACGCTGAAGAGGCATCGAGGTTGGATGCGCTACAAGAGTGTCGTTCTTTTTCAAGCAACGTCGGTCAATGTTATTCCTTTGGGAAAAATTTAAATAGTATTTCCGGATTTAGTCAGGGTGGATATCATAATTTTTATGGTCGTGTAATATAATTTTTTAATAGTTCATTTTTCATATTGTATAACCCCTTTATTTTGTTCCACTCTTATTCACACAATCAGGAATATACTTTGAATATACGCGGGTTAATCCCGCCAAAAACAAGATACCCGCCAGACACCCTCCCGCTTTATACATTCCAAGAGTAGATGCGGTCACCTTCAAAAGAACCAATGAAACCACCCACATAATAAGTTGCCTCTTATAGGATAGGACTGAACTTAAGAATTGAAAGAAATCATAACTCCCACCACCCTTCGCCAGTTTCGAATTAACAAGTAGCGGGGTAATATGGCAATAGGCAATCGTTAATGCCGGAATACCAAATAGGACACACGGGAAAAACCCGAATATTCCATACACAAATAATGCAACCCAACTCACAGGTCCATAATCGTCGGATTCGGAACATTTGGATGCATCGGATGGGTCCTTGACACACGAAACGAAATATTTCTTGAAATGATACAAGTGAAAGATTCCTGCAAGACCGATATTGACAAAAAACATCATAAAATAAAAAAGTGGCATCAACACAAGTGCCAACAAAAACGTCGCCGATTCGGGGAGTTTATAAAACATTTTATGAAGACCCATGGATATAGAATAATTGGCATCAATTGTGCTTTTTAATACACTATACATAAAGTATCCGATGGGGATAGAGGTTGGGAACAAGGTTCTAAATTTTTCATTTGCGAAATCGTGTGAGGAGGCATCAAATCGAATATGAGTTTCGTGTTTTACAACTAATTTTGGGGGAAACCAACCTTCAAACACCTTAATAACGTGGGCGATTTCATCTGCTTTTCCAACGGTGGATGCAGTTAAAGCATCAACCGACATTCCGCCTGCATTGGCAATGAGCGAGGTGTATAGTGCAGGAATACTAAAAAGCATAATGCCCATTGAAAGAAGAATCAAATTGTAAGAGAGGGAATGACCGAATTCAATAAGTGGAATTGCCTTGTTAGAACGACGACTGTTTTGGGGGATTGGAGGTGTTATTGGTTTTGTTGTTGCGGTTGTCGACGACATTTGTTATATTATTCTAATATAATATTTGAATATGTTAGATATTAAACTAACAACCTAACATATATACAAAATGGAATTTGTATATGTATTGATAATGAGCGAATGGGAAGATACGGTAGTTATTCTATCTAAAGAACAAGCAATCGAAATCTCGTTGAAGCATCCAAACTCAAGAGTAGAAATTTTCAGTAAGAATTTTTCAGGTGCGTATATACCAAACTACTCTTATTATAAAAATGGCATTTTACATTAAAAACCAGAATCATCAAAACATAAAAGTTTCTCAAAATAGGCATTTGTTTCTGTAAATCCTCCAAGAAACACCCCATCTTTAAACACCATCGGGAATGTGGTATATTTCTTAGATGCACGTTTTTCAATAAACGATAAAAATCCGTCTCTGTCTTCGCACAAATAATCATAACACTCAATGTCTAAAAAAAAGATTTGTTTTTCCATTAATAATTTCTTCACTTTCACACAATAAGAACAATCGGTCTTGCTATAAATGGTAAATCCGATTGATAATGGTTCTTCAATCATTTATTTTATTATTAGAATAACCTTTATCTACTAATAAATCTAACAATCTAACAAACTATCGGACTGTCCGACGTTCGGTGGAACCGAATAACAAAACTAGGTTGCATACATTAATCCACAATTGCCCCCGACGAATGTTATTATATTAAACCTTTCTTCGAATACAGTGCAATCAAAATTATAGTTATATGTCCTCCAATTGGGTTTGGAAATTCCTATAATAGTTCCTGTCGAATCGCAAAAGGCGGTTGTTTGAACGGTTGTATTTAACGGCGGGGCAATGGTCAAAAACTCGAGTTCCACTTGATTAAACCGACTCATATTTATCGCCCCACTTGGTTGCATTTCTTGAGAATTGGAATTTAAACAAAAATTATAACAATACAATCCATCCGGTGCATTTCCACTAGTTCTGATATATTTTTCGATTAGATTATAAACTCCGACGGGTTGGACGTTTTCTCTATATACTCCATCTAACAAAAGTCCCATCGAAACAAGGATATGTCGAACATTCTGCACATTTTGAATTCCACTTGTAAATTCTAAATTCGAAAGACCGATATCTTGTGGAATTTCATTACTATGCGCCCAGTTTGTATAATTCGACCATTCGTTTCGGTCCTTTATATCACTTCTTTGAAAGTAGAATAAATAGTCGGCGACCATTCCAAGCGACTTAATGTCTGTTTTTGTTGAACCCGTTAAATTATATAGTTTGGTCTCGACCACTTGTTTGAATAGATATTTTTGTTCTTGCAATGCAAATAGTTTCGCCTCATCTCTAGATAAGAAGCAATACGTGCAATTTAAATGGATGTCTGTATCCCAGAGAATCCGTTTGTCTAACCACGCAGTGTCTGTTCCATCGATGACATCTGTGGGAGGTGATTGTAAGAACCTATAAAATTGCATATACATTTGATTAAGATTGGGGGCAACGCGTGGAAAGTTATTTGCAACATCTTGAACGTCAATAATGCTAAACAGTTCCCGAATGGGGCGAAAAGTTATAGTTATATGTAATTCGTTGTATTGTAAGGAGGTTAAAGGGAACGCCATTTGACTCTTCATTGAAAACCACGCATTCAATGGAATATAAAGAGTTCTTCCGCGTATAGATGGTTCCGCACCTGCAACATTGTCTGTATACTGAGCGTTGGGGTAAATTCCACTTAACCGACCGGTTCCATTGGCGGGGTCTATCAGGTCAGGAGTATGTCCAATCATCCGGTTAAACAATTCGCGCTTATCTGTGGCATAATCCCTCTGGACGGATGCCAAAAAATAATCACCTGAGAATTCTTGAAGAGTTTGATTC